ACAGCGAGCTTCAGATGACAACATCCGGCACCACAGCGTTTAACCTCGACCTGACGGAAATCGTTGAGGAAGCGTTCGAGCGCGTGGGCTCGGAAATGCGCACGGGCTATGACCTTCGCACGGCTCGCCGGTCGCTGAACTTGATGTTTGCCGACTGGGCCAACCGTGGCGTCAACATGTGGACGTTCGAGCAAGGCTCCATCCCGTTGGTGGCAGGCACGGCGACGTACAACCTTCCGGCTGATACTGTGGACCTACTGGAGCATGTGATCCGCACGGGCGCGGGCAGTGCTTCGACGCAGGCCGACCTGACTATCACCCGGATCAGCGTCTCCACCTACGCCACGATTCCCAACAAGCTGCAACAGGCCCGGCCTATCCAAGTCTGGATCGAGCGTTTGAATACACCGCGCATCACCGTCTGGCCAGTGCCGGATGACTCGCAGCCTTACACGTTTGTGTACTGGCGCATGAAGCGCATCCAAGACGCTGGCAACGGCGTCAACACGATGGACATGCCCTTCCGGTTCATCCCTTGCATGGTGGCGGGCTTGGCCTACTACTTGGCTCTGAAGGTGCCCGGGGGTGCTGAGCGTTTGGGTGTCCTGAAGCAGCAGTACGATGAGGCTTGGCAACTGGCCTCTGACGAAGACCGGGAGAAGGCAGCTGTGCGGTTTGTGCCGCGCCAGATGTTCATCGGGAGCGGGACGTAATGGGTAATCGGTTTGCCAGCGCCAAGAACTCGATCGCCCAGTGCGATCGTTGTGGCTTTCGCTTCAAACTGACCGCGTTGCGCACAGAGGTCATCAAGACCAAGAAGTACAACCTTCTGGTGTGCGATTCTTGCTGGGACCCGGACCATCCACAGCTGTTGCTGGGCATGTATCCTGTGGATGACCCGCAAGCCGTGCGCAACCCTCGCCGGGACACCACATACGTGACGGCTGGACCGAACGCGGCAGGTAACCCAACTGGCGGGTCGAGAGACATTCAGTGGGGCTGGAATCCGGTGGGCGGGTCCCGGTTCTTTGATAACGCACTGACACCAAACTATTTGGCGTTGAGTGTGGAAATTGGTACAGTAACGGTACAGATAGGAGTCTGACATGGACGCAAAGAAAGCAGTGCGCAAGCACGAAGCAAACATGCACCCCGGTGCAAAGCCAACCAAGCTGCGTGCTGGGGGCAAGACCAACAGCGACATGCTGAAGATGGGGCGTAACTTGGCCAAGGTCGCCAATCAGAAGTCGCCCGGTCGTAAAGGAGCCTGACATGGCAACTTACAACCAACCCAAAGCAGCCAAGCCTGCTGTGTTGCCCAAGACCAATGCCATGAAGCACATGGCAGACACCAACGTGTCCGTGGCCAACAACCACAGCAACGAGTACCCCGGCGTCAAAACCAGCGGTATCAAGATTCGTGGCACTGGCGCAGCTACCAAGGGCGTGATGGCCCGTGGCCCCATGGCGTGAGGACTGAATGGACTACACCGAGTTGAAGGCGGCAATCATCGCCTACACAGACAATCAAGACACCGCTTTTGAGGCGGAGGTCCCCGTGTTTGTGAAGCAGGCGGAGCAGCGCATCTTCAACATGGTGCAGTTCCCCTCACTGCGCAAAAACGTGACCGGCTCCACCACCAACGCCAACAAGTATCTGGCATGCCCGGCCGACTTCCTGTCGGTGTACTCGATGGCGGTGGTAGACAACGCCACGGGCGCGTACGAGTATCTGCTCAACAAGGATGTGAACTTCATCCGACAGGCATACCCCGTTCCTTCTGCCGTTGGCTTCCCTAAGTACTACGCACTGTTTGGCCCTCAGTCCAGCGATGTCAATGAGTTGACGTTCATCTTGGGTCCCACACCGAATGCCACGTACGTTGTTGAGCTGCACTACTTCTATTACCCGCCTTCGATCGTCGATGCGGGCACTTCGTGGCTGGGCGACAACCTTGACAGCGTGCTGCTGTATGGCGCGTTGGTTGAGGCCTACACCTACATGAAGGGTGAAACAGACCTGATGGCGTTGTACGACGGCAAGTTCAAGGAAGCACTTGGTTTGGCCAAGCGGCTGGGCGACGGACTTGAGCGTTCTGACAGCTACAGAAGCGGCCAATTCAGGATACCGCCCCTGCCACAAAACAACGGGGTGACCTGATATGGCAATTCTCCAAACCGCAACCACATCGTTCAAAGTGGAGCTGCCGCAAGGCATCCACAACTTCGGCCCCACATCGCCTGACACGTTCAAGATCGCGCTGTACACGGCTGCCGCCGATCTTGGCTATGCCACTGCGACCTACACCACAGCGGGCGAGGTTGTTGGTGCTGGTTACACGGCAGGCGGCAACACACTGACCATTACGGTCACGCCAGTGGCGGCCAACAACTTTGCGGGCACTCCGACAGCGTACATCAGCTTTGCCAATACGATTTGGACAAGCGCGACATTCACGGCTCGCGCAGCACTGCTCTACAACAGCACCAAAGGCAACAAGTCTGTGGCTGTACTGGATTTTGGTTCGGACAAGACAGTAAACAACGAAGCCTTCCAGATTATTTTCCCAACTGCCGATGCCAACAGCGCTATCGTGCGCATTTCGTAAGGACCCATCATGAGTACAGAACAGAGCAAAGCCCAAGACGCTGTGACAGCTTCGTCAATTTTGCGTCCTACCGGGAGTGATCGTGCTCGTGCTGGAGGTGTTTATTCCGTGGAGTGCCGCGATGCTGCAGGCAACTTGAAATGGGCCGACACCTTCCACAATCTCGTGGTCAACCAAGGCCTGCAGGACATGAACAGCAAGTACTTCAGCGGTTCTGGCTACACAGCCGCTTGGTTCTTGGGGTTGGTAACAGGTCCCGGTTCCGGCACCACATTTGCCGCCACCAATACGCTGGCGTCCAAAGCGTGGACAGAGAACACAAACTACGCAGGCAACCGCAAAGCGGTCACGTTTGGTACGGCCACCACAGCTGACCCGTCGGTGATTTCCAACTCTGCCGCACCGGCCGTGTTCACCATGAACGCCAACGCACAAACGATCGCAGGCGCTTTTCTTTGCAGCGTTAGCTCAGGCACTTCTGGCATTTTGTTTTCTGCTGGCGACTTCACTGGCGGCGACAAGATCGTGGACAGCGGCGACACTTTGAGCGTAACGTATCAGTTCTCGCTTGACGCAGCCTGATAAGGTAGCGTGGTGTTTGGTGATGTCACATTTGCTCAAGCACCGTTTGCTTCTTTAGGAGGCAAGTCGGTGTCCGCTTCTTTGGCAGACACCGCAACAGGAACAGATTCAGTAAGCGCACTCAGCACGCGTGGCGGGCTCACAATTGAGGCAGCAGTTGCTGCTGAAACGCAATCAGTCATTGCGGGATTGCGGGCAACACAGAGTGAGACTGCTACCGGTTCGGAAACAGTCGCCGCTCGAACTGACGCGGTGGCCGTAGTTTCGGAGTTGGCGAGAGCGCTTGACGCTCCGACAGCGTTGTCGGCAGCGCTTGCGGCAATCGCAGAAGCGATACAAGGGCGTGATGCTCCCGTAGCGACCTCCGCTGTTTTTGCGTCTGTTGCAGAGTTGTCTGTTGCACTGGACCAGACGAACGCGTCCATTGGCAGTTTTGCGACAGTGGCAGAAGCGGCTGCGGCACTTGATTCAACGACTGCACAATTGCAGGCTGTTGGCGTTATTTCTGAAACGGCTTCTGCTGCGGACCTAGTTGCTGGGTTTATCGTAGTCAACGTCTCAGTAACAGGTGTGCACCTGTTTATTTCGATCGGCGGGGCTTTGGTTTGGGCAGTCATTGATGACACGCAGAGCCCCGGCTGGCAAAATATCATAAACACGCAAGGCAGTGGCTGGGTTCCAGTGGCCGACACGCAAGTCCCTGATTGGGTTGCGGTCAACAACACGCAGGCGACTGGTTGGACGCCTGTTATTGATACTCAGGCCCCCGGCTGGGATCAGCTACCGTCGTAAGGATTCAAAATGGCATTGGTACTTAAAGATCGCGTCAAGGAAACAACCATAACAGCGGGCACAGGCACGGTGACGTTGGCTGGCGCAGTTGCGGGATTTCAGTCCTTTGCCGCTGTCGGTAACGGTAACGAGACCTTCTACGCCATCGTGGATGTGGTTTCTGGCGCTTGGGAAGTTGGTGTTGGCACCTACACAGCCTCTGGCACAACCCTGTCCCGTACCACCGTGGTGTCATCCAGCAACGCTGGCTCGTTGGTGAACTTTCCCGCTGGCATCAAGGACGTGTTTGTCACGTACCCATCGTCGCGGGCGGTGTATTTGAACGCAGCAGGTTCTGCCGTTTCGGCGCTGGACATCGGCACTTTGGGTGCGAGCACGGCCAACATCACCACAGCCAACATCACAGCAGGCACAATCACCACGCCTCCAGTCAACAACACGGACATCGTCAACAAGCAGTACGCTGACGCTATTGCGACGGGCATTCACTTCCACGAAGCGGTGGACTTGGCCACCACAGCAGCACTCCCAGCAAACACGTACAACAACGGCACATCCGGGGTAGGGGCAACGCTCACAGGTAACGCCAACGGCGCTCTGTCGGTGGACTCAACGCTCACCGTGGTTGCAAACCGGATTCTGGTCAAGAACGAAGCAAACGGCTCCCGCAACGGCGTCTACGTTGTCACACAGGTTGGTTCTGCCGGAACGCCCTACATCCTGACCCGCTCAACAGACATGGATTCTGTTGGAACCGGGGTTGACCAGATTGACGAGGGTGACTTCTTCTTGGTGACCAGCGGCACGGCCAACGTCAACACCGCTTGGGTGCAGCAGACCCCACCTCCGATCACCATCGGCACAACCGCGATTGTGTTCCAGCAGTTCTCTGCGCCGATCACTTACACGGCAGGCACAGGGCTGAGCGAGTCACCTTCCTACACGTTCAACATCACCAACATCGGCACTGCGGGCACATACGGCTCCGCATCGTCGGTTCCCGTGATTACCACGAACGCACAGGGCCAAGTCACTGGCGTCACACCAACGGCGATTGCTATCTCTGGTTCGGCGGTAACGGGTAATATCACAGGGCAAGCTGGCTCGGTGGCCAACGCTCTGACGGCAGGGAGTTTCCTGACCTCTGGCGGCACGTACAACGGTTCTGCTGCCCGGACATTTGCTGTGGATGCCACGGACGCCAATACAGCATCCAAGGTCGTTGCGCGTGACGCATCGGGTAACTTCAGTGCAGGGACCATCACAGCCACACTGAGCGGTGCGGCTACGAGCGCAACCACAGCCACCAACCTTGCAGGGGGCGCGGCCAACCGGATCGCGTACCAGACGGGGGCGGGGGCCACAGCATTCGCTGTTGCACCCTCGGCATCCAACCAAGTCCTGAACTGGAACGGCTCTGCGTTTACATGGTCTGCCGGAACGATCTCTGGCATTCCGCTGGGCAGCAACTTGAACACGCTGACGTTTGGCACTTTCCTGACCGGCACAAGCTACAACGGCTCCGCCGCCGTCACGATTGCCACCAACGCCACATCAGCCAACACAGTCTCTACACTTGTGGCTAGGGATGCTTCTGGCAACTTCAGTGCAGGTACGATCACTGCTGCACTGAACGGCAACGCATCAACAGCAACAAGCGCCACCAGCGCAACCTCGGCTACGACTGCCACAAACTTGGCAGGTGGTAGCGTTGGCACGATCCCTTATCAATCAGCGGCCAATACCACGGTGCAGCTTGCCGCAGGCACATCAGGACAGCTTTTGCAATCCAACGGTGCGGCAGCACCTTCGTGGGTAGCAGCTCCGGTTGTCAACAACGGCACTTTGACAATGAACGTGTCGGGCACCGGCCTTTCTGGATCGCAGACATTCACTGCCAACCAAGCAGGTGCAGCGACATTCACCGTCACATCAAACGCAACGAACGCAAACACCGCCTCGACCATTGTGGCTCGTGACGCCTCTGGCAACTTCAGCGCTGGAACGATCACAGCGGCACTGAGTGGAAACGCAAGCACTGCCACCAGCGCAACCTCGGCTACAACCGCCACAAACTTGGCGGGTGGTGGCGCAGGCACGATTCCTTACCAGTCGGCTGCCAACACAACTGTGCAGCTTGCTGCCGGTACTTCGGGACAGCTTTTGCAATCGAACGGCGCAGCCGCGCCGTCATGGGTTGCTGCTCCCGCCGCTGCAAACAACGGCACTTTGACCATGAATGTGTCAGGCACGGGCCTGTCTGGTTCGCAGACTTTTACGGCCAACCAAGCGGGTAACGCGACGTTCACTGTTACCTCGAACGCGACGAATGCCAATACGGCCAGCACAATCGTTGCGCGTGACGCTTCGGGCAACTTCAGCGCTGGGACCATCACTGCTACGCTGAGCGGAAACGCATCGACTGCCACCACAGCAACTTCAGCAACGAGCGCAACCTCAGCTACGACTGCCACAAACTTGGCAGGTGGTGGCGCAGGCACGGTCCCTTACCAGTCAGCGGCCAACACCACTGTTCAGTTGGCAGCAGGTACTTCGGGCCAAGTGTTGCGCTCCAACGGCGCTGCCGCCCCTTCGTGGGTTAACGGCACAATTTCTGGAATAGCGCTCGGCAACAACTTGAACACCCTGACAATGAACGTGTCGGGTACAGGTCTGTCCGGCTCCAATACCTACAACGGCTCCGGCGCGGCGACGTTCACAGTCACCTCGAACGCGACGAATGCAAACACCGCCTCGACCATTGTGGCTCGGGATGCTTCTGGCAACTTCAGTGCTGGCACGATTACAGCCACACTGAGCGGTGCGGCTACGAGCGCAACCACAGCGACCAACCTTGCGGGTGGTTCTGCGGGCACGATTCCTTACCAGTCGGCTGCCAACACAACTGTTCAGTTGGCAGCAGGCACTGCGGGGCAGCTTCTTCAATCCAACGGCGCTGCAGCACCCTCGTGGGTGGCCGCTCCTTATAGCGGCGCTACATGGCGGCGAATTGCCACGGCTACCCTAACTACCACAAACGACATCACCATTCCCACAGTTACCGCACCGTTGTGGGTAGAGTTTGAATCTGTTAACACACAGGGCTCAGCCGCACGGACCCCGTCAGTGGCTTTTAGACAGCAGGGCACAACAACTTTTTGGTCGTTCCCATCAATCTTGGTCGCATCTTCGGGCACAACGACAACAACAACAACTTTTGGTTCCGGGACAATGACTTCAGGAGGGACAACGCCACTGACCCCTTCGATCGCTGCGGGCAACGCATCAATACTGCTCAGCCTTTACTTGTACCCAAACTCAAGCGGCGAAAGCCCGCGTGTCATGTGGACTGCAACGTATGCTGGCAATGCTACAAGCTTTAACCCAACACAGGTCAGTGGAAGCGCGACTGCGGGCATGCTTAGTCAGACTGCATTCATTTTTGATCTTCTTAGGTTTACCACGTTTATTCCAGCGGGTGGTTCTGGTTTTGGCAATATCCGCGTATATCAACTGACATAAAGGAAAGTAACATGTCCAGCACCTTCTCCAACCTCAAGTTTGAACTGATTGGCAACGGCGAGCAGTCGGGCCAGTGGGGCACCACGACCAACGCCAACATCGGTACTGCCATCGAGCAAGCCATTGTGGGTATGGCCACGCTGGACTCCGGCGACTTCACGGCCAACGTCTGCACACTGACACTGTCCAACACCACGGCGGCTCAGGATGCGCGGGCCTTGTGTTTGAACATTGCCGCAGGCGCTGTGTCTGCTGCTGGCACGATCAACGTCCCAGCCATTGAGAAGCCGTACTTGATCATCAACGGTTCCAGCTTCGCAGTGACAGTCAAGGTCTCCGGCCAGACTGGTGTGGCGGTTCCCGCAGGTACACGCACGGTGGTGTACAACAACGGCACGGATGTCGGCACACAACTCAACTGGCTTGGCTCCCTGACCTTGGGCACGGCGCTGCCGATTGCTTCTGGGGGCACAGGTCAAACAACTGCCGCCGCTGCAATCACTGCGTTGACAGGCACTCAGACATCGGGGCAATATCTTCGTTCTAACGGCACCAACGCTGTAATGTCAGCGATCCAAGCTGCAGATGTTCCTACACTGAACCAAAATACCACTGGCACTGCAGCAAACGTCTCAGGCACTGTTGCAATCGCCAACGGCGGTACAGGGGCTACCACAGCATCAGGCGCACGCAGCGCCCTGTCGGCACAAGAGACGCTTGTGTCTGGTACAAACATCAAGACCGTCAACGGCACCAGTTTGCTGGGCTCAGGCAACATCGCGGTCGTAGCAGCGCCTGCTGGATCAAATACACAGGTGCAATTCAATAATGCGGGATCGTTCGGCGCAAGCTCAAACCTCACGTTTGATGGTGCAACGCTGTCTGTGTCTGGTTTGTCCGTTGGCCCCGGGGCAGGCAGCGGACTTGAAAATACCGCGCTTGGTAATTCTGTACTCGCCAACGCCACTAGCTCGGCTGTTTACAACACTGGTGTGGGCCACCAAGCGCTCAACGCCTTGACCAGCGGTGATGCAAACACCGCCATCGGTTGGAGGGCGCTTCTGCAAACAAGTACAGGGTTGTACAACACCGCTGTCGGCGTATCCGCCCTACAAAACCAGCAAACAGTGAACTTCAATACGGCTGTTGGGCATCAAGCGCTTCGTACAAACACCGGAACTGAAAATGTTGCGCTGGGTTCTTTTGCAGGGGACGGTAAAACTTCTGGCGACAGCAACGTATTTGTTGGGTCCGGCGCAGGCTTCTTTAGCGGGGGCGGAAGCACACCATCCCAGTGCACATTTATTGGCGCTGTTACGGGCTCTGGCTCCGCGCTTTCCGGCACAAACAACACATGTCTTGGGTATAACGCACAGCCGTCAAGCTCGTCGGTAAGCAACACCATCACGCTAGGAAACAGCAGCATTGCAACCTTGCGTTGCCAAGTCACAACAATCACGTCGTTGTCTGACCGCCGCGATAAAACGGACTTAAGCTCAATCGGTGATGCGCTGAACCTGATCCGTAACATTGTCCCTGTGCGATTTGTTTGGAACATGCGTGATGGCGGCAAGGTCGGGGAGGCTGACACTGGCTTCATCGCCCAGCAGCTTTTGGAAGCGCAGCAAGTGTCTGACATGCACATCCCGGGTTTGGTGGATGAAACCAACCCAGATAAGCTTGAGGCAGGGTACGGCAAACTGATCCCGGTTTTGGTCAAGGCGTTGCAACAGTTAGACGCCGAATTTCAAGCCTACAAACGTGCTCACCCATAAGGAGTAAGCATGAAAGACTGGGCTGTCGCATTCATTGCAGCGGCCCTTCTTGTTGGGCTGGCGGTGTGGTGTGCCCGTATTTTTATTTGGAGTTTTTATGGCTGAACAATCTGACAAAGGCGCGTTGATCGAGAAGATCACATTTGCCATTCTTCCACTGTTGTTTTCTTGCGTGGTTTATCTGATGACCGCGCTTTCCAATCTGAGCCACGAGGTCACAATCCTCAACAGTAAGATCAGTCTAGTCGTAACCAGCGACAACAAGCAGGCCACCAACACAGGCGCAGAACTTGCGCGTGAACGACTGCGCCAAGACTTGTCAGCGGAAATTCAAAAGAACCGCGATGACATTCAGTACAACCGGCAGAAGATCGCAATCATTGAATCCAAGATGGAGAAGAAATAATGTTATCTCTCATTTCAACTCTCGGCGGCCTGCTGATCTCTGGCTTGCCCAAGCTGCTGGAGTACTTCCAGAACAAAGCCGACCAGAAACACGAGCTGGCTCTGGCTCAGATGCAGACCGAGCGTGAACTCCAACTGGCTGCCGCTGGTTTTGCCGCGCAGGCCAAGATCGAAGAAATCCGCACCGAGCAGGTGGCAATGCAAACCGAAGCGCAGATGACTGAAGCGGCGCTGGAGCATGACGCCAAGGTTCTGGAGAAGGCCTCTACATGGGTGTCCAGCTACGTGGGTACAGTGCGCCCAACAGTGACCTACATTTTCGTGATTGAGCTGGTGGCGATCAACACTTTTATGGCTGCCTATCTGTGGAGCCATCCAACGCTTATCACCAGCATTGACGACGTAATCCGCTACTCAGACATCATCTTCAGTTCTGATGAGATGGCCATGCTGGGAGGCATTATCGGGTTTTGGTTTGGTAGCCGCCAGTGGAGCAAGAAGTGAAGCTGAGCAAGGCCGGGGAAGACTTGATGCACAAGTACGAGGGCTTTCGCTCTCGGCCCTACCTTTGCCCCGCGCACATCTGGACGATTGGCTACGGCCACGTCCTGTACCAAGAGCAGATCAGGCTCCCTGTGGCGCGTGTCGAGGGCAAAGAGACCCCCATGATTCGCAAAGAGTTCCCACTGAAACCGGAGGATAACCGTGTCTGGACGAAAGCAGAGATCGACCAACTATTCCGCGAGGATGTCGCAACTTTTGAACGCGGTGTTCTACGACTTGTTCCCGGCTGTGCTGGCCGTCAAGGCAGCTTTGACGCTCTGGTCTCTATATCCTTCAATTTCGGGCTAGGCAACCTCCAGCGCAGCACCATCCGTATGCGTGCCAACCGTGGTGATTGGGAAGGCGCAGCCGATGCTTTCCGGGTTTGGACAAAGGGCGGTGGCAAGGTTCTCCCCGGACTGGTCAAACGCCGAGAGGCTGAGATTGCGCTGTTCCTGAGTTAATAGGAGAATACCCCCTATGCCGCTACAAAAAATTCTGTTCAAACCGGGGGTTAACCGGGAAAATACCCGCTATACCACTGAGGGTGGCTGGTATGACTGCGACAAAGTCCGATTCCGTCAAGGCAACCCCGAGAAGATTGGCGGTTGGACACGCTTCAGCGCGTTCACATTTTTGGGCGTCTGTCGGTCGCTGTGGAACTGGATCACCCTTGGCGGGGCCAATCTATTGGGTGTTGGCACGAACCTGAAGTTCTACATCAATCTGGGCGGTCAGTACTTCGACATCACGCCGATCCGGGGAACACCCGGGACCATCAACGCTAACCCGTTCGTAGCCACGCTGGGCTCCAGCGTCATCACCGTCACGGACACCGCGCACGGCTGCCTCACCGGGGACTTTGTGACCTTCAGCGGAGCCGTGGGCCTTGGCGGTAATATCACGGCGAGTGTGCTGAACAGAGAGTATCAAGTCACCGTCCTAAGCGCGAACAGCTACGCCATCACCGTTTCGGCTGTGGCCAACGCCACAGACGTTTCAGGCTCCCCCGGCGGCGGGGCGTCGGTCGTTGCAGCGTACCAGCTGAACACGGGCCCCGAATACCAAATCCCACTGGTCGGGTGGGGCGCAGGCGGGTGGGGTACGGGCCCTTGGGGCACAGGAACTGCAGACCCAATCCCTTTGCAGTTGTGGAGCCAATACAACTTGGGCGAAGACCTGCTGTTCGGTCCTCGTAGCGGGGGTATCTACTACTGGGATTCTTCGGTTGGCGTCGGCTCCCGAGGGGTTAATCTGACCACGTTGGGGGACGCCGACACGCCGCTGTTCCAGAACCACATCTTGGTGTCCGACGCCTCCCGCTTCACGCTGGTCTTTGGCACCAACGATTACGGCACTTCAACGCTCGACCCCATGCTGATTCGCTGGTCCGATCAGGAAAATCCGTTTGTTTGGACCCCCGCCATCACCAATCAAGCAGGCAGCGTACGCCTATCGCATGGGTCTGAAATCGTCACGGCAATCCAGACTCGTCAGGAAATTGTCACGTTCACTGATCAGGCGTTGTACTCTTTGCAGTACCTTGGACCACCCTACGTCTGGGGCACCCAGCTGCTCGGGGACAACATCTCGATCGCGAGCTCCAACGCCGCTGTGCTGGCGTCAGGCGTGGTGTATTGGATGGGTGTGGACAAGTTCTACATGTACGACGGCCGGGTGCAGACGCTTAACTGCGATTTGCGCCGGTACGTGTTTGGCGACTTCAATCAAGACCAGTCCGCGCAAGTGTTTGCAGGGACCAACGAAGGGTTTAACGAGGTCTGGTGGTTCTACTGTTCCGCAGGGTCCACCGAGGTGGACAAGTACGTCATCTACAACTACCTCGAAAAAATCTGGTATTACGGCACGATGGGCCGCACCGCGTGGCTGGACACAGGATTGCAGCCTTACCCGATTGCAGCAACCTACATCAACAACATTGTCAACCACGAAGACGGTGTGGACGACAACTCCACAGCAACGCCTGCACCTATTGCGGCAAACATCTCATCTTCGGAGTTCGACATTGGGGATGGGCACAACTTCGGGTTTGTCTGGCGTGTGCTCCCGGACTTGACGTTTGGCGGGTCCGCGTCTTCTCCCACGCCACAGGTCACCATGACGCTGCAGGGGCTCACAAACTCAGGCTCCGGGGTCACCGCTTCGGCCGGGCAGGCCGTGGTCAAGGGCAGCACGTACGTGATCACCGAAGAGTTCACCGGTCAGATTTACACCCGCGTGCGCGGGCGGCAGATGATCTTCAAGATCGACTCCAACCAAGTAGGCACAACGTGGCAGCTTGGCGCACCTCGGATTGACATCAGACCTGATGGGAGACGCTGACAATGGCGCAGTTAAACGCTACACCGCCCAGCCTGCCGCTGGCCCCAGAGGAATACAATCGCCAGTACATGGACAAGTTCGCCAATGTGCTGCGCTTGTTTTTCAACCAAATCGCTTCTCCGGGCCCGATGGCCGGTGCCACTCAGCGCACTGCCACAACCGTGATTTCAGGGCTGAACTTTGCTCGGCCTGATCCTACGACCCCCGGAGCGTTTGTGGTTGACTTGCCGAGCGATGCTGATTACGCTGATCTCCGCGTAGGGGCGGTCTACTACGACAGCGCAACCCAAGTTTTGAAGATAAAGGTCTGACATGAGCCTACAAGTTCTCGCCCAAGACATTGCGGCTAAAGGTCGCAATGGCGACTCCATGCTGGTCCACATGACGCCTGACGAAGTTCACGGCCTTCATGCTCTTGCTCGTTCAGAAGGCACGAAGCTGACCATCAACCCCGAAACGGGCTTACTCGAAGCTAATAGGTTACGCAGAGCGCTTTCAAAGTTTGAAGACAGTGTTAAAAAGGTCGGTAGAGACTTTGATGACGCTATCAGACCGATAGCACCTGCCATTGTGGGCGCGGGGCTGAACTACCTGCTTCCGGGGGTTGGCACCGCGATTGGCGGCACTCTGGGTTTGAGTGGCGCTGCAGGAACGGCTATTGCTGTTGGAGGTGCTACGGCGCTGGCCACCGGCAGTCTTTCTCGCGGCCTCACGGCGGGTTTGGGTGCGTATGGCGGGGCTTCGCTTGTCGACGGGATAGTGGGCGCAGGTGCTGGCGCAGCCCAACAGTCCGCAATTTCCGCCCTTGGTCCCGGCGCGTCGCAAGAAGCCATAAACACGGCAGCGGCCGAAGCCACGAAAAACTACTTGGGCATGGAGGGAGCGACTGCTCCTCTTGGTCTTGGCAGTCGTTTGACGCAAGGGTTTGGCGCGGTGGCTAACGACCCAAAGGCTTTTGTCCGGGGCATGGGAGGTCTTGGCAAAACGCTAGGTGCGGCATACGCCGTTGCTTCCCCCATGATGGCAGACAAAGCGGTTGAGACAACGACCAAAATGCCAACCCAAGGCTCCGGCTATACGCCAAGCCCTGCGTACTACCGTCCGTACGAATTTGATCCTGAAACCAAAGGTCTCCGGTTCTTGGGGGCTGTGGAAGCCAAAGGTTTGGCAGGCGGCGGCATGGTTGCGTTCGCAAATGGGGGTAGTGCAGCTTCTCCGTTGGGGGACATGAACGATCCAGAATACGCTCGCGCACACAACATGGCTCTCGGGCTTGGAGGAATTGGCCGCACGCCTGTTAAACGCATTGAGGGCGGTTTTGACATCTCGTCGGACGAAGAACGCGCCAACCTTGCGGCCATGTTTGCGCCCAATCCGTACACCGCACAGCAAGTTGCGCCCGGCGGTATTGGTGACCTTGTGTACCGACCGCTGAGCCAAGTCGATCCAAAAGCCGCACAGCAAGGTCTCGGCAACAACCCCTTGAATGATCGACAGCAGGGGCTTGAAAAGGTCATGATAGATCGCGGTTTGATGGACGAGATGAGCAGGTACGGGGTCAATGCTGGCGGCTTCGGTGAGGCATACAACCCTGTGGGCCTTCCTGAGTCTGTGAAAACCGACAACGCTCTCCAAAACGCGTACTACGACGCCATCCGAAATGACTTGTCTGAGGCAGAGCGTCAGCGTTCAGCCGGTAATTTGCTCGACATCCTCAAGCAGTACGAGGACCGTACCAGAACACCGACGACTCCGCCACAGATCACTTCCACAGAAGCCATCCGGCCAACGACCACAATCACGCCGTCCACTTACAGCGTGCGTGGGGAGCAGATTGCGCCTCAAACACCGACCACACCACCTGCAATTACATCAACGATGGCTGCCCGACCTGTGGCGGCAATCACGCCTGCGCAGCTTTACACACAGCAAGCCGCAGCAGTGCCGCTGACATCCACGGCACCCCCAGTGATCACGGCAAGCGCCGCACCCACAATGCCGTCCGTACCCGTTGGCGGTGGCGGCAGCGCAGGTATGGCCGCTGTCCGTCCGTTTGACTATCAGTCTGAGCGGATTGAGGAGATGCCTGAAGTTCGCCAGATGTCGGCCGAGGAAGCAATGAACGGGCAGTCACTGGACGCATACCGTCGGTTGATGGGGGCAGGAGCTGCACAGCTCACAAACAACACCCAACGGGGCAGCGCGACGTCGCCAGCGCAAACCGCTGCACCAGCGGGCTATGTGACAAACCCTTTTGGCCAGAAGATTGCTGCCGCCGCCTACGGATTTATGAACGGCCGTGCTGACCAACCCCCAGCAACTATCGGGGTGCCGCCTCCCGGAAGAGACCCCGTCACAGGCGAAGAATATCAGTGGGCGTGGAACAGCGACCTCAACCAGTGGCATGTTGCTAAATCCGGCACTCAACCAAGCTCTGCGCCGTCGGGCGGAGGTTTGTTAGGTCAGGTTGCGCGTATTGCGGGCAACGTACTTAGACCCGGCGGCATAGCGGACAGAGCACCTACAACCGAAACAGTAGGGTTCCGAAATATACTCCGAAATAGACTTCGGAACAGGCTCTCAAACCCGTTTGCCCAAGGCGGCTCCGTACCCGGCTACGCGCTTGGCGGACTGGGCAGCCTCGGCGGTTACTCTGACGGCGGCCAGTTGTTGAAAGGCCCCGGTGACGGCGTGTCTGACAGCATCCCTGCAACAATCGGTGACAGAAGTCCTGCACGCCTTGCAGACGGTGAATTTGTGGTGCCTGCACGCATTGTGTCTGAACTCGGCAACGGCTCAACCGAAGCCGGTGCACGTAAGCTGTACACCATGATGGACCGTGTACAACGCGCCCGAAGCAAAACCGTTGGTGAAAACCACGTAGCAGTAAACAGCCGCGCAGATCAATATCTACCAGCTTAAGGAAACGGCATGTCTACCACACAACTTCAAGAAGTTAGGCAAACACAGACCACAATTCCCGACTACGCCAAGCGCTATGTCGAGGACTTGCTGGGGCAAGGCGCAGCAACCATTTACCGCACCCAAGGCACGACCAACGGGATGCCCAACATCGTTGGGTTTCAACCTTTTCGGGCGTACCAAGGCGAGCGCGTAGCGCAGTTCACCCCGTTGCAGCAGCAGGCGTTTGGCGCTGCCGGGCAACTGCGAGTCCCTGACCAGATGTACAACGCTTCGCAGATTGCGCAGCGTGCTGCGACTATGGCAGGGCAGAGCGCATACAACCCGACAAACTTCCAAGCTGGGATGGCCACTGCGCCCCAGTTGGAGCGCTTTCAAATGGGGCCTGCGCAGCAAGTCTATTCTCGGGAGAACATTGCCCCAACAATGAGCAGTGCGAGGATGGACTACGACCCCAATCTGCGCAACTATCAGATGGGGGCCGCCCCAAGCGTCACTGCTGACCGTGTTGGCACACCCACAATGACGGCTGCACGGATGCAGTTTGACCCCAACCTGCGCAACTACCAGATGGGTCCGGCGCAAGCAGTGAACACGCAGTCGTTTGCACAACCCGGCGCGGCTGGCGCATACATGTCTCCGTACATGCAGAACGTGGTGGACATCAGCAAACGCGAAGCCCAGCGTCAAGCGGATATCGCCGCCACACAACGTGGTGCTCGGTTTGCCAGCGCAGGCGCTTTTGGTGGCGCACGTCAAGCAATTGAGAACGCTGAAGCGCAGCGTAATCTGGCAACCCAGATGGGCGACATTCAGGCAACGGGCTTGCAGAACGCGTATCAGCAAGCGCAGCAGCAATTCAATGCAGATCAGGCGCGAGCGCTTGCAGCAAATCAAGCCAACCAACAGGCGGGCTTAACTGTTGGCGGGCAAAACCTTCAGTCGCTGTTGAGCACGCAGCAACTTGGCACTCAGACCGGTTTGCAGTCCGCCTTGGCCAACCTGAACGCAGAGCAGCAGGCCGGTGTTCAAAACATGGCTGCGTATCTGCAGGCAGGGGGCATGAATCAGCAAGCGGCATTGCAAGCAGCACTGGCCAACCAACAGGCCAGTCTGACGGTAGGCCGTGAAAATCTGGGCGCTCTTCAGAACACGCAACAGCTCGGTGCAAACATCGGGTTGCAGACCGGACTGGCCAACCTGAACAACGCACAGCAAGCTGGCGTGCAGAACATGGCGGCATACTTGCAAACGCAAGGCTTGAACGCGCAACAGGCAATGCAAGCTGCTCTGGCCAACCAAGCGGCGGGGATGAATGTTGGGCAATTGAACCAGCAGTCTCTGCTGTCCACGCAAGCGCTTGGCGCACAAAACAGCATGCAAGCGCAGCTGGCCAATCAACAAGCGATGCAGAACGCTGCTCAGTTGCGCGAGCAATCGGCGCAGTACGGCGCAGGTTTCGGGCTTCAAGCATTGCAGGCATCTTTGCAAGGTGCGGGGCAGCTTGGTCAGCTTGGCCAGAGCATCTACGGCCAGAACGTAGGCAACATTGGCTTGCAAAACCAGTTGGGCACACAGCAGCAACAGCAAGTTCAGAACGTCCTCGGCAGCCAATACCAAGACTACCTGAACCAAGAAAATTTGCCATATCGCCAGCTCGGCTTTATGTCCGACATGCTGCGCGGTCTGCCGCTCAACCAGTCATCTGTGTACACAAACTCAAGCACATCCGTTCCACAGCCTTCAACAGCCAACCAGATACTGGGTCTCGGTGGAGCCGCGCTCAGCGCCTTTGGCGGAAGAGGGCTTAAAGAAGGCGGGGCCGTAGGCTCCGGTTTGGCTGACTTGGCTGTTTCTCGCATGGCATAAGGAATCATCATGCTCGGACTTAACGTCAACAAGATCACATCCATGCTGGCGAAGCTGGCAGACAATGCGTTGCAGGGATACGCGGCAATGCACAAGGGCAATCCATACATTTTGTCGCTTGCAGTGGCCGAGGCAAACCGCCGTAAAGAGCTGCGTGCAGCCGGGAGCGCACAGGCTGCGCAACCGCAACCAAAAGTGGCAGATGTAGCGATTGCAAACATGACCTTGCCTGAACAACAAGGCATTGGGGCTCTGCCTGCAAACAACATGCAGTTTGCGGCCGAAGGCGGCATTTTGGGGTACGCAGATAACGAAGAGCCTGTGCAGATGATGGCCAAGGGCGGTAGGACAAACATGTACGGCGACGGCATGTCGATGTTTGACAGTGCGTTGGATCGAGAAAACGTGACAAATCCTGCCGAACGTGCGTTCCTAAAAGCCATTCACGTTCAGGAGTCTGGCGGCAAAGCACGCGCAAAAACGTCCAACCGAGAAGCGCACGGCGCGATGCAAGTTTTGCCAGCTACGTTTAAGGCGATGGCTGATCCGGGCATGGACATCAATGACCCCATGGACAACATGCGTGCGGGGATACGGTATGGGCGACAAGGCTTTCGCGCTGCAAAGGGCGACCCTGTGTTGGCCGGAGCGTTTTACTACGGCGGCCCCGGCGGCATGCGCAAACTTCAGCGCGGCCAAACCGTGTCGGACCCCAAGAACCCCCGCGCTCCAAACACTTTGCAGTACGGCGAAAGTGTTGCCCGCAGAATGCAGCAAATTTTGGCCGGGTCACAGACAAGACCTCCACAGCCTGCGCCAGCTGCGCCAGCTGCGCCAGATGTGCCGCGTACACGCGAAATACCGCCTATGCTGTTTGCATCTGCGCCCCAGAGCGCAGGCATTCCGTCGCACAGCGAAGCGCCTATCGGTGATGTTCGGATGGGGCAGCACGCAGGGATCGAGGACGCCACACGCTACCGCGCCGCAGATCAGGCCATGGCTTCTGCCCAACAACCTACACAGATGATGGCGGGCGGCGGGCACATCCCCCGCTACAACGGTGAGTTTGATTCTGTCGTGGGCATAAGCCCCGAGTTTGGGGGCGAACCGCCAGCGCCATATGTTGCGCCACCAGACCAAGCATCTATGCGCAAAGTGGCGGCTTCCCCGTATGTGCAGCAGGGTCCTCGCAGCGCGGAAGAGGTGGCCATGCTGCGGCGATACCCAGTTCCGGTTAAAGCAGGCAGCGCAAAAGCGCGTCCAGACCTCGTCCAAAACGAAGGTGCGGGAGGTGCGGGAGGTGCGCCTTCGTACGCTGCCCCAAGCATGGACATCTCCAAAATGTTCACATCGGCCATGGACAGCATGCAAGGTAGGGAGCACCCGCAGGCAAAAGAAATTGAAGCGCTGGGGAAAGAAAGCGTGAAAGCCGCTGAAGCAGATGTGGCAGGACTGGAGGCCATTCACAAACGCTTTGAGGACATCTTCAAAGGTCGCCGTGAGCGTCTTGGCACGCGTGAAGAAGAAGTGGGCAAGCTCAAAGAAGAAGCAGGCCGCATGGCAATGATCAACTTTGGTTTGGCCATGGCACAAACGCCCGGAAAAGGTTTGAGCGGCCTACTGAGCGGTCTGACTGCGGGTGCCAAAGCGGGGTCTGCAGAGTACGCCAAAGGCATGGACAAGTTCCGCGCAGCGCAAGAAAAACTCAACGATGCAAAAGATCGCTTGGAAGAGATCGAGGCTGGACGTGCTGAGATGACTGCCCGCGAACTGCACAAGGGGCGCATGGCTGTGCGCACAGCAATGCTTGGCGCACGGAAAGACATGATCAACGCCAACATGGAGATGTTCAAGCTTAACGAAACAAAGGGCACGAAATTGTTTGATGCCCAGATGCAGCTGGGGCTTGAGCAATTACGGCAGTCAGGTGCAAACGAACGCGCCGCTATGCCTACGGGCGAAGCGCGCACGTACATGATGCTGGGTGAGGGGCGCACGGACAAAGAGCGCTTCACCTCTGGTTTAGCCCAGTTCAAAGAGATGATGGGCGACAAACAGGGGTCGCAAATGTTCAAAATGTTCTTGGAGACAAACGCTGACCGCGCTAAAAACGCGTTGCCGCCACTCTCTCCTGAGCAGTTTAGAAAGCAGTCCGCTGCATTCTACGGACCGCCGACAGCGATTGACATCGCAAACCCCACTCGGCAATAATCGACAAACCCCCAATCAGTACGGCGCTGGTGGGGGCATTTCCAGCCGACACAATTTGAGCACAACATGGCAAAAGCACTCCCTCTACCAGACGGCACAACTGTAGCAATTCGTGAGGGGGAGACCCCTGCGCAAACATGGGAGCGTGCTCAGCGCATGTACCCGGAAGCCTTTGGGTTTGACAAAGAAACAGAAGAAGGCCCTAAGCAAGACACCAAGGGATTCAAGGCTGCGGCTTCCGCAGGCTTCACCCGTCTGGGCGGCGAATTCGAGTTGCTCAAAGGCAAGGTAGGAGCTCAAAGCGAAGCCGAGGCGCAGCAAAAATACGAAGCGGCCCAGAGACGCGCACAGGAGCGCTTCACCCCCACCGAAGAAGGCTGGTCTGAAGCCCCATGGCAAAAATTCAAGGAGACTCTTGGCGGGTCTGTACCCTACATGGCCGCCCCTGCGGCTGCCGGTCTTGCTGCACTGGCTCTCCCCGTGTCGGCCCCTGTTGCGGTAGGCGCGGGCTTGCTGGGTGCGGGCGCTGTCTCTACAGGGCAGTTCACTGGCTCTAACCTTGCCCGTCAAGTCGAGACGGGTAAATCACTGGAAGAAGCCAGTGGGGCAGCCGCCTTTGGCGCAGCCATCCCCCAAGCCTTGATTGACACTGCTGCTATGGCGTTGCTGCCCGGTGTGGGCAAGCTGTTCGGCTCCGTGGGCTCCAAGCTGACAACCGAGCAGGCCAAGGCCATTGCCAACCAGACGCTGAGCAAGACCGCCATGGACTACACCGCCAAGACGGGCATGGCCATGGGCCGCGAAGGTCTCACCGAAGTTGTGCAACAGTCGCTTGAGCGTCTGCAGGCTGGCTTGAATATCGCTGACCCCGAAGCCCGCGAAGAGTACATCGAGAGCTTTATTGGTGGCGCTGTGTTGGGCGGCGCTATCGCTCCTGTAGGCCGTGCCATCGAGCGCAGCGGAGCCAAGACACAGGCAGCCAGAGCCGAGCGTGATGAGCGCAACGCCGCTGCCAAAGTCGCTGCTGAGCAAGAACGTATTACCGCTGAAAAAGAGGAAGCCGAGCGTCAGACCCCTGAGTACGCGCTGCGAATTGTCAACGAACAGAATGCGCTGGAGCAAGAAAAGATTGCGCTGCAGCAGCAAGTGCGCAAAATCGCCAAGGACTCGCCCACCGAGGCAGAGGACAAAGCGTTCAACAAAGAAATCCAAGCGCAGCTCAACGCCAACGCCGCTGCTCGAAACGAACGTGCCTCAGAAGTCTCCCGCGTAAAGCAGTCCGGCCTGTACCAGCAAGCACTGGAGCAGGAGCGTGTGGCAGGTCTGACGCCTGAAGAGTACGCGCTGGAACAAGCAAGACCCGTCAGCGACAGGGCTGTAAAGGCAGCGGAGCCCGATCTTGAAGGCTACTACGAGCAGCAAATTCTTGTCCCAAGCGAAGAGCGCCGCAAAGCGGAAGAAGCTGACCGCGCCCGCGCTGCGGCGGTCCCTGCCGCATATGCCGCCGAGCGCATGGAGTTGGCCCGCGCCCAGATGTATGAGCCATCAGGGCAAGACTACGTTGACTACCTGCTGCAAGACCCGTACAAGGCAGGGCTCGTGATTGAGACCAAGACGCCACTGCCCGGTTTGACGTCCAGCGAGAGCAGCTTGATCCGCAAAGAAGCTGCCAAGCGCCTCAAGGCCATGAGCAAAGAAGAGCTGGCTGCACGTCAAGCAGAGCTGCAAGGTCAGCAGGTGAGCGCAGAACCAGCAAACCCCATGGCTGCTTTCATGGAGCAGTCTGACGCGCTGGATGTGGATCGTCGGCAAGGTCTCACGGATGCAGATATTGCGTTTGCTGAGCGGCAAGCAGCGATGCCAACCACGACAATTACGCAGGGCGAGTTGTTTGGCGGTGCGGAGCAACGCGTCAACATGCCCCAAACCGGGACTCCGGTGGACATCAACGCGCAGATTGCCGAGTTGGAAAAACAACTGGATGTGGCCAAGAGTTATGGCGCACCTGACTCTGCTACCCGCCCAAGCGATCGTGAAGGCCGACGTGCAAACCGCGAACGCGTGTCTTACCTCATAGAACAGATCAAGGATTTGAAAGCACGTCAGGCCAAGATTGAAGCGGGAGCCCCAATGGGGGGCGACACTGACGCCGTACGTGCGTACATTGCCGCCGGAACTCCCGAGCGTGCCCCCAACCAGACAGTTGAAGATTGGTATGCCAGCCTGCCAGAAAACGCAGGCACCATGTCAGCACTGCCAGAGCAAGAAAAAGCCCGACGCGAAGCAGCGGACGCCCGCACTGCTGCGGCACAAGATGTCATCCTGAATCGTCAACAAGACCGTCGCGAAGCGGTTATCGGTAATCTGCTCAAAGAAATTCAGGCGGTGCGTGGCCGACTCAAGCCGGAGACCATCACGCAGATCACCCGAGATGTTGACGCCATCCTCAATAAACCTGAAGACTCCGATGCGGCGCTGCGGGCTTTGGATGATTTGAGCGCTCGCTGGCGTGCAGGTACGCAACGTGGAAAATTTGGCGCTGCGGTCCCCACCCCAACCCAAACCAGCGAAGACATGCTGCGCACGCAAATGGATCGTGTTTTTGCGCAGAACGATCAGAGCACCCGCACTGAGCGCCGCGAGAAGTACGGTCCGCAGGACATGGCGTTGCTCCGCCAGATTGCCGACAACTTCAAAGCGTTTAGCGCCAGCCCAGAGCGTCGCAACATGGCGGGTGAATGGCTCAACCGCTTGACTACAACCGGCCGTTCCAGCCCAGAGATGTCCCGCGACTTGCAAAACGAGTTGGTACGACTGGAGCAAGGCAAGCGTTCCGAGACAGAGAAAGGCCGCACCGCCGTCCAAGGCGAGCTGGACGCTGAACTCATGCCAGAAGCCGTCGCTCCTCAGTCTGAGACCCGTGTGGTCAAAGGCAAGGTGCAGTACGTCTCTCCCGAAGACGTCGGCCCGTTGCAAGGCTCTGCCGCTGAGCGCTACGCGCCAATTCAAAAGGGCGTCATTTTTGATACGCCTGAAGAGCTTGACCGCTACTTGGCCAGCGACTACTTGAAAGAAGCGCGGGAGAACCAAGGCTTAGCCCGTGAGACGGTGTCCCGTTTAAGCAGACAAGTCACAGAGTACGAGACCAAGATCGCGGACACGCAAAAGCAAATTGACGCGCTGCAAGAACGTAGGTCGGAGCTTCAAACCGTGCAAGTGTCTGAGCGCCGTGCCGCTGACAAAATTATTGCCGACACAGAGGTTCAGCTTGCCAATTTGCTCACGCAACTGGCCGACGACCTTGGCTCAATCCGCATGGCGTACGAGCAGGCGGAACTCAATCTGGCTGCGGCCGAAGCACGCTCCGAAGAAACCAGCCGACTGATTGCCAACAACATTGCCAGCTTTGAGTACATGGACAACAAGGTGGTCCGTGCTGCGGAAGCCACTGTTGCCGCAAAAGCGGAACTGCGCAAGGCCCGCAACAAGTTGGGCAGTCTGGAAGAAAAGCGCCCTGCCATTGACGAAGCACAACGCAAAGTGATTGACGCTTTGCAGCGCCAGCGCAACCCGCTCTTGTACGAGATGCAGGAGAAGATGCAGGACCTGCAAAAACGACAATCACTGGCGCGGGTCACGCAGCCACGCACGGTTGAGCGGCTTCAAAAAGAGATTGATGCGCTGGAAGACTTGATGGACATGCAGCGGGATAACCCGTACGTGCCCTCTTCGGCCATGGTTACGTTCTTGAACAACGATTTGCAGTTGCAAATGGACGCCATGCAAGACCGCCAAAAGATTGGTGCCGCCAAACGCTCTGTCATCCACTTCAAGAAAAAGCTGGACAAAGCGGCTGCCGATTTGAAGGTGGACATCTCTACGCACCCCGAAGTTAAAGCACTGCGTGAGCAGATTGGCATAGTCAAAGAACGCGGTACCGACGCGCTGCGCGGCGTAGAAGGTGAGCTGGCACTGTTGGACTCCGAGATCGAGAAGGCCCAGCTTGCACAACAGGCTGCCCAGCGCCAAGCGGACAACATTGAAGACCAGATCATCAAAGCGGGAGAGGAGCGTACTTTTGCCGGGCAGCTTGCCGCTGGTACTCCCGATACCCGCTCAGCGCTTGACCGTGCCGAGGCATTGGCCAAAGACAAGCAAAAGTTGGAAGAGTTCCAAGGCCGCACTGAGCGCCTTGCTGCACTGCCCGGTCAGCGCATCGACTTCAGCAAGCGTCAGGAAATGTTGCAGATGGTCAACGCGGCCACCGAAGACTTTGCTCAACTAGACGCAGACATAGAGGCTTTGCGTGAAGGCGTTGAAGAGTTGCAAGTGCGCGACCATTTCATGCACGAAGAGATGCTGGACCTGCAGGATCAGGCCAAGTCGTTCCGTGGCCCACGCAAGAACAGCAAGGCAGGCAAAGAACATTTTGCCAAGATGGAAGAGCACAAGAAAAAAATGGAGGAGAACAACAAGCGCATCCAGTCTTTGCGCGACTCCATCACGCAGTACGAGAAGACCCGCGCCACCAAGCAGGCAGCGTTGGCCAAAGCTGAACGCGCTACGTCGAGTGATCCTGAAATTTATCAGGAGATCACCAAGTCAATTGACGCCCGCATGGACAAGCTGGACAAGACCATTGCAGGCAAACAAGCTGCGGTTGTCAAAGCGGATGCCGCTATTCTGGAGATGGCCCGTGACATCAAGGCCAAGGCAGACGAGGGCAAGACTGCCCCAGAGAAACTGGCCAAGATGCGCGAGCGCCTCAAAGTGCTCAAGGCTTCACAAGCTGACCGCAAAAAACACCTGAAAGAGTACACCAAGGAACGCGACGTGCTTAAAGCCCGCCGTTCCAACCGCTTGGGCATTACCCGAACAGACGTGCTCACTGGTAAAAATGTGGCAGGTGGGCGCGGTAAAAAAGCCACCCTCACTGAGCAAGAACTCATGGACGCCGAAATTGATCGCGTGCAGGAGTTGGCCCGCGCTCAAGAGCGCAAGGCGGAGATGGACAAAGGCATGGCGGCTTTGCAAAAAGCCAAAGAACCAAAGACCGAAGCCAAGAAGACCGAGCGGGCCGACCGCATCGCCAAACTGCAAGCCGACATCAACAAGCAGCAGAAGCTGATTGACTCGCTGCAACCCAAAACAGTGGGCGCTGTGTCGCAGGCCACCAAGATCGAGTCCAGCGCCCCCGCAAAGCTCCGCGCAGGTACTGCCGAGACCAAGGCGCAGCCCGGTGTTTCCCGTCGCCCGATCGTGGAGACCCGTACCGTTGCGCTGCCAACAACCAAGCAAGCCATCAAGGATGCCAACGCGTTTGCAGCCAAGATTGCTGCGGCAAAAACAAAAGACCAGCGCACCAAGCTGGTGGCGGAGCAGAACGAAGCAACGCTTGCGGATATTGAAGATGCTCTGTACAACAACGTCGAGCGCCAAGAGCAGCGCATACTTGCTTTGGAACAAGAACGAGAGCAGTTAAAAGGTGCAAAAGGACCCGCAGCAGTTGCCCGATTTGATGAAATCAACAGAGCGCTGCAAGGGGGAAGGACTGCGGACGGGAATGTTGTTACAAAGACGTTCTACGATTATTTAGCACTGGCCAAAAAGAAGTTAGCCGATTTTGAAGCAGCGCTCGCAGAGGCTGAAACGCCGGGCATTACAGAAGCCGAAGCCAAAGAAGACGCTGAGCGTGCCGAGTATGGCGCGGCGATTACTAAGCTCGGTGAAGTTAAAGGCGGCACTGGGGTCAGCAATTTTGATATGGGCGTTTCTACGGACAACTCTACCGGTTTTGAGTTCTCCCGTGGCGCACCTGCGGATGGTGGGCAAACCGTAGCGGCGCTTGAAAAAGCGTTGGACAAAGTTGTGGGCGATCCCGGTGTTGCAGGCAAACGCATCAAGATTTTCCAGTCCGTCAGCGACTTGTTCAACGACCCCGCTTACAAGTATGACTACGACGGAGCTGACATTCCTGCGGATGCTAAGGCGTTTGTAAACCCGAAGAACGGGCAAGTGTTTATGTTTGCCGACAACATTGGCAAAGGCGAAGCGCTTGGCGTGTTACTGCACGAAGTTGGTGTTCACGTTGGCTTCCGCAACCTGTTCAACAAAGCGCAGTACGCACGTCTGGTGTCTGCTGTAAAAGGCTGGGCAAACCGCACCGACAACTCTTTGGAAGCGCGTATTGCCAAACGCGCAGTTGCACGGGTCGAGGCAGCCGAAACCACAGCCGCTCAGTACGACGATGAGCTGTTGGCATACACCGTGGAAGAGGCCATCAAGGCCGGAGTCAACCCTGACGCGCTGCAAGGCGGCAGCCCAATCCGCAACTGGCTGAAAGCTGTAATGGATGTATTGCGTAACGCGCTGTCCAAGTACGGCATCAATACCAAAAAGCTGACGACTGGCGACCTTGTCAACATGGCGTATGGCGCAGCTCAGTTGGAGTTGCGTGGCACATGGCACGGTAGCGACGCCGAGTTCACAGCTTTCAACACCAAGTATGCTGGGGCCGGGGAAGGTGCCTTTGATCTGCGTTTTGAAGCAGAAAAGTCGCTAGGCGTAGGGCCATACACAACACCTAACAAAGAGTACGCAGAGTACTACCAGCACGCAGTGCCGTTTGGTAAAGCGGCCAACGAGTCTGGCTACGGCAATCAGACGTATCAAGACTACCGCGCTTTTGACGAAATGTTTATGACAACGCCCAACGACGCCTTGTCTACGGCGTATGTGCAGACTAAATTTGAGTCACGTATTCTTACAGCCTATCTAAGGGGTGTGAGTGAAGGGCAGTCGCTTGACCCTGCAAAAAACAAAAACGCACGGGAAATGCTGGACCGTTTGCAAAAAGGTGCGCGTGATGCCAAAGAGCAAAAAGCGGTAGTCACGTTGTCGTTGGAAAAAATTAAGGCGCTCAAAGAGTATCCGGCAAAAGGCAATCTGTACCGCACCCTTGATGACATCCCTCGTTCTCGCATCTACTCCGTAAACTCAAACTTTAAGTTTGGCGAACGTCCTGCAATGGATGCGTTGCTTCAAAAATACGGCAGAGACTGGGTAAAAAGCGAGGCCAAAGAAACAGGCTCATACCCCGCCAACATTGTGTTTTTTGACATGCGGGAAAAAGTTGGCATTAAAAAAACCACGCAGATTCTAAAAGCCGCCGGAATTGATGCGATTGAACAAAACAACGAGCGCGGTAAATACGTTGAGCGTGCTTACATTGACCAAGCGCCAGAGATTCTTGCCATAAACCTTAAGCCTGTTGGCCCGGCCACAGGCAAAGGGCGTCCCGGTTCTGGCAGTTTGCTGTTCTCTCGCGGAGCACCTGCCGACGCATTGGAAGCGTTGTCGAAAAAAATCATTGCACAACCCAAGACGCTCAAGGAAAAGCTGGGCAACAACCTTGCGCTGCAAGCTGAGATGCAGGCCGTGGATATGCGGGCTGGTTTGCGTGACGTACTCAAGTTTGGCGACGACACCCTGTTTACACAGGCCATGTACCACGTGCGCAAGGCTGAGCAGAAGATGGCGCAGATGTTCACCGTGATGAACAGCGGCCCGCTGGTGGCATACAGAGACGAGAAAGGGCTTGTCGGCTACCGCAGCTCCAACCAGAACAGCGCTCGGGAAGTGTTCGACGCTATCGCGGACGTTCCCATTGACGACCCGCAACTTAAGACAGACCTCACACAGGCGTACTTGGTCGCAGTTCGTGCCAACAACAAGGGCTTGCCCAAGCTGGACTTGGGTGCGATGAAGCTGGAGCAATCGGAATTGGACGCTGCCTTGGCTGCCGCCAATGCCAACAAGCCATTGAAAGATGCGCTGGAGAATGTGCGCCGCAAGTACAGCGCGTACAACAAGGGCATGATCGAGTTCCTTGCCAGCACCGGGCGCATCTCCAAAAAAGAAGCAGCTGAATTGCTCAAGGAAGGCGACTACGTTCCCTTCTACCGCGTGGATGAAGACGGCAAAGCTGCTCTGGTCTTCAACAACAACGTCACGTTCAACGTGGGCGACATCCGCCGCCAGCCATACCTCGAAGAACTCAAGGGTGGTGAGACCAAACTGTTGCCCCTGAACGAAGCCATCCAGCGTAACACTTTGCTGCTGACAGACATGGCGCTGACCAACAATGCCACCAAGAGTGTCGCCTACGGTCTGCAAGCACTGGGCAAAGGTAAGGGTCCTGTTGACCCCAAGACAGGCAAGCCTTCAAACTTGATGGCCATCAAGAAAGGGTTTGGAAAAGATGACGCCCGTGTTGTGCGCTTCTACCAAGAGCCGGACCCAAATGATCCGAAAGACGACGGCAAGCGCCACATCGTGGTCGATACAAAGGGTACGCTTGCTGAAGGTATTCCTGCTGAATTGGTGGTGCAGAGCTTGGAAGGCGCAAGCCTTGCGCTGCCCGGTTTCTTGCAATTAGGCGGTGCTGCTGCCGACTTGCTGCGTGCTGGTGTGACCCGTACCCCGCTGTACATTGCACGCAAGCTGATCCGCGAACCTATGGCAGCTTCCTTCACGGGCGGTCTGAACACCAACACGTTCTCCTCTGTCTTCAAGGCGGGCGCTGAATTCTTGCGTATGAGCACTGGCAGCAGCGACGCACAGGCCAAGCTGATTGAGAAGGGTTTGATCCAGTCCAACATCTTCGCAGGCGACATGTCTGACATGAAGAAGATGGCGCTCCAGCTTGCCAGCGGCAAAGACCAGAGCGTGTGGGAAAAAGTGTTTGCTGCAGCTGACCGCTACGCGATGCGTGCTGACGCCGCCACACTGGCGCTGGTGCTCAAGAACGCCGAAGCCAACGGGTTGTCAGAGGTCGAGGCCGACATGATGACCATGGAGTCGATGAACTTCTACAAGCGCGGTCTGTCGCCCACACTGCAGTACGCCAGCCGCTTGATTCCGTTCTTCAACGCGCAGATTCAGGGTCTGAACGTGTTGATCAAAGCTGCACGCGGCAACATGCCGTTTGAGGAACAGCAGGAGATCAAACGCAAGTTCTTCAACAACGCGCTGCTGTTGACTGCCACAGGTCTAGTGTACGCCATGGCCATGGAAGACGACGAGACCTTCCGCAACGCACGCCCACGGGACAAGTACTCCAACTTCTTCATGCCCATCCCCGGCGTGGAGGAACCACTGAAGCTGCCAATCCCGTTTGAAGCAGGTTACTTCTTCTCGCTGGCCGTGGCGGCAGTGGACAGTATGCGTGCCGAGACCGATGGTAAGGCGCAGTGGCAAGCGATCCGTGACTTGTTCTTGGGCTCTATCCCCGGCTACTCATCCATGGGTATGCCGCAGATCGTCAAGCCCGCGCTTGAGGTGTGGTCCAACAAGAACTTCTTGACAGGCGGCAACGTGGAATCTCTGCGCCTACAAGGACTTGACCCAGAAGAGCGATACCTTGCCACAACTACGGAGCTGGCCAAGCAGATGAGCAAGGCCGTGCCGCTCTTGTCACCCATCCAGATCGAGCACCTTGTGCGCGGTTACTTGGGCGTGCTGCCTCTGGCTGCCGCTGCGGGAGCCAACAGTCTGTTTGAGCGCGAGGGTAAGGGAGAAAAGCCTGCGGGCCGGGCGTCTGACCTGCCGCTGGTGGGCGCAACCTTCCAGAAGAAATACGGCGGCGCAGATGCCGACGTGGTGTTCCGCGAAGCAGAGGAAGCCATGACCGCCCGCAGCACGCTCAACAAGATGTTGAGCGAAGGCCGCAGAGAAGAAGCAGCGGAGTACCGCGACAAGCACCGCGTCGAGCTGGCCATGGCTTCTGCCGCAGGGCAGTACCGTCAAGTGATCGGACGCATCAACGCAGACATTCGCCGCACTCAAGAGCGAAACGACCTGACGCCAGAAGAAAAGCGCCTACGCTTGGATGAACTGGACAAGGCCAGACAGAACCGGGCTGAAGCGTTCCTCAAAATGCAGCGGGCAATTGAGGCGAGGTAAGGATCAGGGCTGCTGGGGAGGGCGGTAAAACCAAACCCCCAGCAACCCGTCCTTGATAACCGGAGTGGCTTTCAGCCGCATGCGCTGAGCCACCGCCGCACGGAGCCCGTGCTCTCGGGCTTTCTCCGTGTCGATTGCCGGGACAAAGAACCCCTCACCCGGCTTCAGGCTGGACCAAGGGTAGTTCAACTTCATCAATGTCGTCCGCCCTTCGGCTGATGTGCATCACGTTGACCCGCATGTTGGGGCCGTTGGTTTTGGCCAACATGTCTTTTTTCACGTAGCCGACGTGCCAGCCCACCTTCGACTCAAGCTGCTTCTTGAAGTCGGCGTAGCCAAAGCTCATTGAAACGCAGTGCTGCTTGAGCAGTTGCTCCTCAATGAAGTACTCGACAAAGCCTGCCTGCAACGTGTTGTGCTCGATGCGGCCCAGCACCTTGCTGCGCGTGATCGACTTCTCCACAGTGTCCCCGTTGCCCCACGCAGTGAGGACGCGCTTGTCGTCGGTCTTCCACAGCACCACGAAGCTGCCGTAGTTGTCCCGCGTGTAGGCGTTGAGCACGTCTTCTGCCGTGCGCACGTTGCGCCGCAAAACGCCGCGAGCGTTCTTGACCAACTCCTTGAGTGCGTCGAGCACGCCTTGAACCGGGATGCTCAGCAGGTTGGCGTATTTGGGGCCGGTCAGGATCGCCGCCGTCAGGATGTTGGTGCACCCGGCATGCCAGTAGCGCTCGTCATCCACGAACTCGAACTCTTTCTTGACCCGCTCGTGCGTGCGCCGCCACATCTCCGCGCAAACTTCTTGGTTCTTGACCATCCACCGAACCCACGCTTCGCCCGCCACACCGTAGTTGCCTTTGATGTGCTTGAGCACCTCTCGGTCTTCGTCAGTCCATTTGAGTGCTTGGTTTGGGGTCCACTCCAACATGCGCAGCAGCTCGCCGTTGGAGCTGTGCTTGCGTGCGCCTGACATGTAGTCGGTCAAGTGCGTGTTGGATGTCATCGTGCAAGTCAACTTCCAGATGCTGTTGTTGACACGTTCCTTGTTGGAGCCGGACTCCATGCGCTCCTTGCCTTGGCCTTCTGTCAGGTCGAAGATGAAGGTCGGTGCCCATTCCAGATCGCCCCGGGCTTTGCTTGTGATCTCGTCGATCAGCAACGGAAGGCTGTTGAGCAGGCCAGCGCGTTGTTGCATGGCCACGGGGGATGTGCCTTTGCCAGTACGGTATCGAATGGGGTGCCCCCAGACACCTGCTTTGACGCTCAGCGCAAGCGACTTACCTGTGCCCGACTCCGTGGAGCCAATATGCCAGACAAAGCCTTCGTGCTCCGAGAAGCGCATCAAAGGGCAACCAAAACTGTCGAGGCACATGGCCAGCATGGTGTGCATCTTGCGCTTGGCCATCAAGTCCCAGACTTTTCGCCAGTTCTCCAACGTGCCGTGGCTGCCCGTGCGCTCGTTGATGTTCTCCAGTCCGGGCATCGGCACCGTGATCTCTCGGCCGTCAGCCGCAAACACGCGGTAGTTGTAGACGAACGATCCGTCCTTCTGCCATCCGCATTGCAGCGGAATGTCCACCGCCTTCTTGGACAGGGATGCGTCTTCCACACAGGCGCGCACGTAATCGAACAGGTTCTGGTCATTGCCCTTGCCGTAACTGGCAATGATGTTCTGCCCTGCCAAGAACTTCACAGTTTCTTCCTTGGACACCACGTGCCTGCTGGGCATGGTCACGTTTTTGGCCCCCATGGGGTGCAGCGCCACAAGATGCACGACGTAGTCATTCTCTTGCTTGAGCATGTCAACGACAAACATGTCGTACGCAAGAATCTGAACCTGCTTGATGAACTTCTTGCCCTCGCCGTCCTTGTCCTCGCGGTCGCAGTAGACACCGCCGTGCGTGCCGTAGCTGAACCCACGCGGTGCCTTGGGACGGCGAACCTTTTGGTGGGGCGAGTCCTCCCCCATGTCAATGTCGGACGGCTCGTCCGGGGCATCGAACATCAAGTCCACATCGTCTGGTACGTTGGGGGCTTCGTAGTCCACCACAACGTCTTTCTCAGTGTTGTCAGTCTTGATCTCGCGCCCAAGCGCCAAGGGGTTGGTGATCTTGCCAAAGTGGGGGCAGCTGTTGCACAGCCCCGGGTTCTCGCCGTCCATCTTCGTGCATGGGTACGGCCCTTTGATCTCGGCCAGCTTCTGGCGCATGCGCTCGGCAGGGTAGGGGTGCAGGTCGCTCAACCACTTGGACCAGTCTTCGCCGTCCTCACAGACCTTGGTCCATGAAAGCAGCCCGCGCCAGATCGGCTCAAGGCCGTCTTCCTTGGGGTGGGCGATGTAGTTGGCCAACTGTGCGCAGCCGACGCCAGCTTCTGTGCGAGCGTGGATGTTCTCAAAAAGCGTCACGCTGTTTTGCATGAGCTTGACTTGCGTTGCGTTGGGCTCACGCTTGAGTCGGCGTCCGGGGATGGCCTCGAACTTTGGTGCTTGCATTTCAGGCACCAGAATGTCATTGATGAGTGTTCCCACTGCCTCCAGCGAGAAAATGTCCCCTGTGCTCATGAGCTTCACAGGGCGGGGTGTGTCGTACTTCTTCTTAAAGTTGGTTGTGCCCGGCACGCGCAGCACACGGGCTGCGTCTGCTGTCACCGTCATGTCGATGCGCAGGTCTTCTTGCTTGCACAGCCGCTTGAAGTTCTCAGCAACAGGTTTCCAAGAGGCAATGTCGACCTCTTTATCCAGCGGCCAGTAGCAGTGCAACCCACCGCCCGAACCCACTATCCACGGGGTGCCCAGCGCGGCCAAGCCTGTCTTGTCCAAAAATGCGCTGAGCGCCAGCGCCGCATCTTTCTTAGACGCATACCCGTCCATGTCAACAAACAAGGCCTTCACGAACTGTGCGTTGTCGGCCAAGCGTGAGCCGGATTTCTCGAACGTGGCCAGCGCGAAGTAGACGTCCTTGTTTGCGCCGTGCCACTTGTTTATGGCGGGGTCGAGCCCCTCGATGTCTTCAGCATACTTGTGCTCCTTCTTTGTTGTGCTCAATTCTGCCGCGCAGTAGTGCCCGTGACCCGGGGACGGCAGAACAGCCGCTAAGAACTCCAGCGGTGTCATAAAAATCCTTGGGTTGGGTTACTTGCCGTCGTCCAGCAGTGCGGCGAAGCGCTTGCAGATTTCCTCTACCCACGCTGGGGGCAGCTTGTCGTAGCCTGTGATGTACGCGTGGCGCAGCAGCTCTTCGTTGGTCAGCTGTTGTGGTCGAATGCCTTGCATGCTTTTCTCCATGCCTCCTCGGCCGTGCCGGAAGACTGCAAAATTTGAACGAGAGACGACACCGTTGGACGGTACGCCACGAAGACTTCGCCGCCGCTGAACCAGTTGTAGATCGTCTGACGGGACACCCCGGTCAGCTCAGAAATCTTGGTCACGGGGAAGTTGAGATACACGGCCCAGCGCCCGAGCTGGTTGCCCAGCGTCTTGGGGGCGCTCTGAACCGCGTCTTTGATTTGTTGGGAATATGCCATGGTGGTAGACGGGGGCCGAAGCCCCCTGTTTAATTACTCGTCGTCCCAGTCATCGACCATGGAAGCCAAGCTGGATTTGGCTACTGGTACAGCGCTCGGCTTCTTTTCTTCCGTGCGCACGACTGGCTCTTCTGGTTCTTCTGCAACCGGCTCCGCCTTGGGCTTGGCTTTCGCTTTGGCTTTGGGTGGTGGGGGCGGTGCGTCGTCCGTGTCATCGGCTTCTGGCGCTGTCTCGGCCTTGGCCTTGCTTGCTGCAGGACGCGTGCCGCCAATGCTTGGATCGGCAGGCTTGGACACGTTATCCATCTTGGCCACGCTCATGGTGATCGCCTTGATGGCATCGTCGCAAGCGCCTTGCTCCTTGATGTTCGGATACTCGTCGTCGGTCAACCAGCGCACGGCCTTGAAGAACAGCTTGGGCGACTCGGACGCTGTGTCGAACTTCATGCGCGTCACAACTTCGGAAGGGTCAATGTTCTGTGCGGCCAAGTAGCGAGCGTACGCTTGCAGTGGGCGGTTGTCGCCAGTCTCTTTGCCGAAGATCGAAGTTGCTGGCAGCGCCAGTTGCAACACGTCACCTTCTTGGTCGTTGGCCAACACCAGCGCAAGACGTTGTTGGTAGCGGCAGGCGCGGCTTTGGCCTTGGCCAGAACCGGCAATGTTCTGTGGGCACTCGGAGCAGGTCGAGGCTTGCTTGTTCTCGCTGTCAGGGCTTGGCTTCTCGCCGTCAGCCGACCAGCAGTCTGGAGGTGCTGGATTCTCAGCGTCGTACTTGGCCATGTAGAACACGCGGGACACCTTGGGCGCAGCGTTGACGATCACCACGTCGAGGAAGCGCTCGTCGATGGCAGCAACTTCTTTGCCGTTGTTGACCAGACGGAACACGCCGCCTTTGATGGACACACGCTTGCCACCACCGCCACCACCCGCAAGGGCTTTGGCCATGGCCGACAATTCGCCACGCGCTTTGGCGAAGGCGGGAACTTGGGAAGGGTTGAAGAGCGTTACGTTACTCACTTTGGTTCTCCTGTTGAAATTTATTTGGTGGGCTTGCGCACACTGATGGCGTACTCGGTCATCGAGTTGAGACCGGGCGGAACAACACCGGGGTTCTCTTCCAAGAACGTGCCCATGTTGGTCTGCGCAATGCGCTTCTCCAACAAGTCGATGGCATCGTGCTCTTTGATGAACTCTTTGAACGAGTCCCAGTCTTGTGTGTTGTAGCGTGTCTTTGTGGACAACACCACGGTGCCGTTCTCGGTGCGCACGGAGCTGACACCCATCACGAGCATCTGGTCCTTGAGCGCCGTCTTCACAGCGTCTTGTTGGCGTTTGATTTCTTCGACTGCCGCGTCGTATTCAGTGGTCAGTTCCTGAATCTTGGCAGCCATCTTGCGGTACACCTTGGCCAGCTTGTCCATGGGGACAGCGGCCAGTGCTTCGGCTTCAGCTCGGCGCTCGGCCGTGGTGTCTGCGGGGGCTTCGTCGTCTATTTCAGTCATTTGCTTCTCCTAAAAGCGGTTGGGGGTTTGTCTAAGATTTGACATCATACATGGGATTTTTTCGCATGCAACTCCTTTCTTCAAGAATTTTTTATTTCGCTGTCGAACAGGCCAACCAGCAACGTGTTGTCAGAAACCTTGGTTTTCATGGCCCCAAAAAGTTTCTTCTCGATGGGGCTCGACTCGATGTGCACCACGGTGACTTTGTCGGAATCCTGCCCCTTGCGATCAGCTCGGGCGATGCACTGGATGTACTGCTCCACGCTCATGAGGGGGCCGTAGAACACCACCGTGTCAGCTGCCGTTAAGGTAATGCCATGGGCAGTGGCCGCAGGCTGCATGACCAGCACTTGAATGGTGGGCGTGTTCTGGAAGTCGTGGATGATGCGCCCGCGTTTGGCCGCGCTCACGTCGCCGTGGATTTGCTCGACACCATAACCCTTCTTGGTCAGGTGGCGCACGATGGTGTCGATGCTGCTGCGAAACAGCGCGAAGATGATGACCTTGCGGTCCGTCTCCTCCAGCACTTCCTCCAACACGCTCAAGCGCGGAGCTGCATCGAACTCCACAACTTCTTTGTCGTCGGTGTATGCCGCGCCGCACGAAATCTGCAGCAGCTTGTTGACGGCCACGCCTGCATTGACGGCGCTGATCGTCTCACCCGCTGCGCGCACCATGAGCTGCTCCTTGAGCATCTTGTAGTACTTGTTCTGCTGCGGGGTCATCGGCACTTCACGCGTCACGGTCAGCACCGGGGGCAAGTCAAGGCACTGCGCTTTTGTGAAACGTATTGCTGGCTGCAAGGCGCTGAACACTGTGTCGCGTGCATCGGGCTTGGCTGCCCACTTGAACATGGTCAGCTTGTTCATCACCTTGTCGCGCCACGCCGTGAAGAACTTGGGCACGCCACCGGGGTTCACCAGCTTGGCCAAGCCGTACGCATCCACGGGGGACTGCGAGGCCGGTGTACCCGTCATCATCCACAGGTACGTCTCAGGCTTGAGGATCGAATTCAGCGCCTTCCAGCGCCGCGTGCTCGGGTTCTTGTACGCGTTGGCTTCGTCCACAATGACCAGATCGAATCGGCCATCCGCGTTGATCTCGTTGGCGATCAGGTTCAGGCCGTCGTAGTTGGCGATGACGATCTCGTAGTTCTTCTGGATCATCTCGATGCGTCGAGCTGCCTGCGCATGATGGGCCACCACAGCGGAGCGGTGGATGATGCTGCTGTTGATGTCACCCATCCATGCGCTGTGCATGATCGACAGGGGGCACAGGATCAGCACACGCCGCACGTCACCGCGCTTCATGAGGTAGTCCGCTGCCCACAGTGCGCTCAGCGTCTTGCCGGTGCCGGGGTCGTTGAAACAGAATGCGCGGCGGTACAGCGTGAGGAAGCTGGCCGTATCGACTTGGTGTTTCATCGGCTTGTAGCGACCGGGCCATGCGTACTTGCGTGTGATGGGGGACGGTGCGTTCTTCACGCCGAGGTTGCGCAGCACGCGCATCTCGTCCAGTCCCCAGTACACGGCCACTTCGTATGTGCCGTTGTGCTCAGAGAGCACCTTGTGTTTTGGGATAACGCTGTACTTGTGTGGGTTGCGTGTGCGCACCACCAGCGCCTTGTTGTCAATGATCTGCACTAGGTTGCACTCCTATATTGGTTTTCTACATACGAACTTTGATTTGTTCGTCAAGTAGTGGGTTTCAAGTTGGCCCATTGCTTTGAGCCGCTTGTAGGTGAGTCCGTAGAACTCCTCAGCAAGCACATCGTTAACGTCTACCCAATCATTTCCAAAACGTGCTATCCAGAGATTGAGCAGCGTTTCTATCGGGGTGTTGAATGGGAGGCTGTCAAGTTCTTCCATGTTCACCTCGTCCGTCTTTGTGACGAAACCGCCCGGTGCGTGTGTTGGGCCAGCGCCGCGTTGGTTAGTAAAAGCGAATGAGGTTACAGTGGATGAGTCGCTGCTGACAATCACACTCCCGGCCGTAGCGTTTGTGAGTGGGGGCCAGATGCTTGGCATCACTTCACCGAATGATCGCTGTTGCGGTCATACGTCCGGTTCTGGCTCTTGGGTATCGCCTTGAGGTTGCTGCGTGTGGTCTTTCCGCCTTTGGACAGAGGCTTCTTGTGGTGCACGTCTTTGCCGTCACCCTTTTCCACAGTGCCTTCTTTCATGAGCATGCGCCGGGCCTTGTTGCTCTCAGCACGCGCCTTCTTGGCCTTCGTGGTCTGAGCGTATGGTGGGTATGTGTCGCGGTCTTCGGGGTTTTTGTAGGGCATTTCAGGCTCCTTAATGTTTGGGGTTGAATTCGCAGCCGGTGACTTGGCACCAGCCGCACAGCGGCGTTTGGTTTGGGTTCCACACGTCGTTGGCAAAAGACGCTTCTAGCCGCGCCGTGCGCTCACGGTAGCGCCACCACGCCGCAGCCTTCTGGTCACGCGTCATCTGCAACTTGACCATACTGTTTTTCACGATGAAGAGCAAGGCCGAGTTGACTTTGCGGATGTGCGGGAAGTACTCGAACACCATGCAGGACATGAGCACGAGCTGGTCACGGTCAGGGTACTTGTTGTTGCCCGTCTTGTAGTCGCCCACCCACGCCGTCAGGTTGTCGTCGTCAACGATCAGGATGTCAGCAATACCGCGCACCCACACGTCGGGGGACTTCCACTCAGTGGGTTTCAAGTCCACGGTCAGCGCCATCTCAAACTCAGCCAGCTTGCGCCCGGGCTTTTTGATAAGCGCATCGGCCACGTCCTTGAACTGCGCGTGCTCAGGTGGGATCGGCTTGCCGTCCCGGACATACAGCTCAAGCGACTCGTGCACTTGGTTGCCGTAGCGTGTGGCCTCAGTCTCTTGGAAGGGGTACTTCTTCAAGACCTTGACCTCGTGGTAGCGCCGTGCGCAGCCCTCAAAGTCTTTGAGGGACGAGTGTGACCATGCTGGTTTTTTCATATCTGTCTTTGTTCAGTAAAAAATAATTGAACGCATCTTCAAAGTTGAACGCCATCACAGGGATTGGTCTCGAAAGTCCGTGGTCTGCTGCCGGAGCGTTGGTGTACAGGTAGCCGTGTTCTAGGTGGTCAGAGCCCGGGTCCGGGTAGTCAACTGTCCAGCCCAACAACTCCATGACATCCAGCTTGGTCTGCTCCTCAGAACTTTGCGGAATGTATCGCATCGTTGAGCCTCTTGGAAAACGCAGTGACAAACTGTTCGTTGGCTTCGAGCTTGCTGCCCATGTCGTGCAAGATGGCGTGCGTCACCTCGTGCCAGAAAGTCTCGCTGCGCTGGCGCTCGGACCGTGCGGTGATGCGGCCCCCCGTGCGTATCTTGAACGCAACACGGATGGTGTGTCCGTATGTCACGCTGCCTGCGCGGTCGGGGGGTATCAGCATGTACGGCTGCACCACTGTGTAACGCGTTTCTCCAACGCGGATTGATTTTGGTAGTTGCATGGTTGCTCTCCTTGGTCAGTTTTTGGCCAACCCATATCGACGGTGTGCGCCACCGTCAGCGGCCAGAGGAATCCCCGGCAAATACTTTGGCTCCATAGTCATTTGCGCCAAGACCCAAGTCTTAGCGAAAGCAACTTCTTCGTCCGGCACCACAGCAATCAGCTCGTCGTGCACGGTGCCCTTCACAGGGTACTTCTTGTCGACGCGCAGCATGCCGTCAGTCATCACAATGCGGGCTACGCCCTGCACGATGTTGTTCGTTATCTTACCAGCATACAGCTTCGTTGCATCATCGCCGTACACCCACTGCAAGCCGCCTTCCTTTTCGGTACCATCCTCGTTTTTGACCTTCTCCCTGACTTGTCTCAGGTTGGGGTACAACAGGCTCATGCCGTTGGGCAGAACGATTTCTTCTTTGCGGAAGGTGACGCATTTGTACGTGAACTCGTGGCCGCCGTAAAGTGCGCGCTCGATCAACGACCCGCACATATCCCAGAACGCCACCACAGGCCACGCCGTGGCGCGGTACTTGTCGATGATCATCTTGGCCGCTACGCAATGCACCAACAGCTCATCGTCTGTGCAGGTGTGCGGAATCTCCATCATCTTCTTGACGTTGTCGTCCCACTCAAGAAACTTCTGTATGTACGTCGCGGTAACGCCGAGCTTCTTTGCGAAGTTTTTGTCGTAGCGTTGAGGCGGCGCACCGAGGAAACCCACGAGTAGCTGGGCGGCGAATGAAGCCCAGCCCAGTCCGTAACCACAGCCCAGAAGCGCGGACTTTGCCGACTGCCGGAGATCAGGGTGTGACTCTTTTGTAAGGCCCGGTATGTTGAACATCTGAGCGCCGAACGCTGCGTAAGGATCACCGCCTTGCCGGAAGATGAGTAGCATGTCCTCGTAATCAGCCAGCCACGCAAGAACTCGCGGTTCAATCTGTGACAGATCACCGACGACCAGTTGGTGCCCTTCGGGAGCCATAATAGCTTTGCGCAAGAACGATCCGCGCTTGAGGTTCTGCATGTTGATGGCGCTGCCTTTGCTGGCCGTCCAGCGCCCGGACTTGGCACCATAGTAAGAGAGCGGGACAGGCAGTCTTCCGCGCTTCGAGATGTCCAGAAACCGCTGCGCCCGCGTACGCTCAGTGGTCGACTTAACTTTGAGGCGAGCCTCACACAAAGCGGCAATGTCCTCGTTGTCCCCGTTGAGCATCGCTTGAAAAAGCGCGTCATTCTTTGCAAGTGCAAGCGTCTGCTTACCAGTCGTCTTGCTTTTCTTGTAGGGCGGGGGCATGCCGAGTTCGCGCAGGACTTCGGCAAACTGTTTGTTTGACGCAAGCGAAGATTCATCAACACCGATCTTTTGCAGGAGAGCTTCACGTTTTTCCTTTTCATCGTACAACGCGTCAGTGAGCATGCTCTGATCCAGCTCCAGCATCGGACGTGTGTACATCTTGAGCGTCATGTCGATCAGGCGCAGCTCCTTGGTGGGGTACAGCCCGTTGGACAGCCCTGTCGCGGGGTCAAGGCGCATCATCAATTTGCTGAACACCTGCTCACACAAATACACATCATGCGCACAGTACTCGGCAAGCTCGCGCTCCGTCTTCGGGTCCAGCTCTTCCATGCCGTTGGTGCTGTGCACTGCTTTGCCTTTGTCGGGCAGGCCAAAGTCACTGGCCAGCTTCTGCAATGAGTTACCTACTTCGACTCCGCGCAAGGCCCGAGCCATAGAGAGGCTGTCAAAGATAAAACACGGGTGCGCGTCATAGCCCCACTCCATGATCGAGACGTCGAACTGCGCGTTGTGAGCGAGCACAGCGGTGCGGCTCCAGTCGATGCTGTTGAAGTAGTCTTGCAGGTCTGCGCCTCTGATCCAAGGGGCTTTGCCTGTTGCTCCGAACTCTTTGGCGCAAGCGCCGAATGCTTTGAAACGTGGGTCACGAATATATTCCTCTGTTGTCATTTTGGAGAGCGTGTAACTTTCTTTGTCCCAGCGCGTCTCGAAGTCGATGACGATGATCTCGTCGTATGGTTTTGCCATCAGTTGTACATCCCGTGTTCGGGAGCCTCTGCTTTGATTTCGTTGACGATAAGGGCGTGTGCTTCGCTGACAAGGCCCGCCACCTCAAACTCGTTGGCGTTGACGCCGACAAGGATTTGCTTCGTGCCGTCAGACAGGATCAACACGCCGCCAAACGTCGCATCTTTTCCGTAGCACGTTGTCAGCAAAGTCAGCACGCTGGCGAAGTGTTCCTTCTGCTGCGTGTCCATGCCCTGCGCCACCTTCATGATAGCCTCCACCGCTTTGTTTGCAATGTCTTTATTCATCGCGCCCCCGTATGAAGTGAATCAACGGCTCCAGCGTGTAAAGGTTTTCTTCGTTGAGAACTATGGCTGCGCCCTTCGCGGCGCGGATTCTTCGTAAGTTGTCGTCTTGCAGCGCGGTGGTCTTGCCTTTGCCTGCCTTGGCCTCGATGGCTACAAAGCGCCCTGCAATGCAGCACAGGAAGTCGGGCACGCCGCTGTTGCCGTAGCCTGTGCCGATCGGCATGGCGTAGTAGACGTTGTTGTCGTCGAGTATTTTTCTGATCTTCTTTTTGACCAGTGCTTCTGGCGTTGATGCCATGGTTGCTTCTCCGTGATGTGTTGGTAAATGGTCGGGGGGATGGGTAGATTCAGCGCCCCCGCCGCTGTGAGGAGTTGGTGAGCTGGGTAACGCGAGCTGAGCGCCCTCTCACCGACAAAGCGTACTTGCATCTACCGGGCTTGTACGCGTTGTGCAACCATGAACTCAGCTCTCGTGTTTGCTACAAACTTCGTCCAGCTTCATCTTGTAGTGCTGGGCTTTGTTACCGTCGTCAGTGCCTTCTTTCTTGCCCTGCCGCATGGCGTATTTGATGATGTTCCCTTTGAGGAACCCTCTGAATTCTTCGGGCGTGAGTACCGCCTCCATGACATGCCAAGGCTGCATGCTCATGTCTTTGTAGTGTGTGCCGCCGACTTGCAGGGCGTCGGCTGTTGTGTTCGTCATGTTGCTACTCCTAAAGTTGTTACTGTTCGTGTTTGTTGGTGCGCTTTGCACTTTGTCCAGCCTTTGAGTATATGCCGAACTGCTTGTAAGCTGTGAGTCTTTTTTCACGCTCGGCCATGTCCGCAACGTGTTGTGCAGAAGTCTTTTCTGTGCGGCCTTTGGCCCGGAAAGTTGGGTCTTCTGCGAACACGCTGGGCTGGTGGTTGTGTGCCCAATGGAAGGGTGAGTACGGGTGACATTTGCATGTCTGTGCGGCCATGGGGGCTCCTTTCAAAACAAAACAGTTGCGGGTAGGGTCAAACTGAACGAGGTCAAGCACTTGCATGCGGGACCTCCACGATAGGGCGCATCTTCTTCAAGCGCAAGCTCTCCACGACATCGGCCATGGCGGTCTCAAGCTGCTTGACGGTCACGGTCTCAAGCTGCGCATCATGAACCTCCATGAGCAGGTTCAAAGCCACAAGCTCAGGGCCTTTGACGATGAAGCGGAAGTCGTTGGCCACACCACGACGGGCCAGTGCAAGTATGGCGTCTTGTCCCTCGCGTATCTCCGGCTTCCAGTCCTCACCTATGCCCCGGTTGGCCAGCGCTTCGGTTATGTTTGCCGCGTCAATCAACGCGTCAATGTCGCGGCGCGCCGCCACGCCAAGGCGTAGGTTGTTCATCGCATCGTGGTTGCGAATTTTGAGCGTGGTGCCTGCACCGATAGCATCGACCTTTTTCAAGCCTGCCTGCACCCACGTCATGTTATCGAGCCGCACGCCCTTGGGTCTGTACTTACTGCGCTTTCGCATACACGCCCCCCATCCAGTTCGTTCTCGGCTTCGCCGTCTGCACGCCCCACTTCACCCGGTTTCTTGGGTGCGGGCAGTCTTCTGGGACTACCACCGCCACCCACACCTTCTCGTACTGCCCGCGCTTGGCTGGCCTCCACCTGTCCACATACACGTCAGGCATGGACCGCAGCGCGGTTCTGACATTGGCCACATGCGTGTCCGTGACCGCTGCAATCTCGTAGGGCGACATGCCCTCCGGGTGGTCGCGCAGCAGCTTCCTGATTCTTTGCTGGCGTACGGGCTTCATGGCTTCTCCAACACAATCTTCTCCAGCTTCTCCACAGCAAGGCACAAGTCCTCGTGCAGGTAGTCAGGCAGTTGGGTCTTGGTGCTGAAAGCCCAGCTCTCCATCGCGGACAGCAGCTTGATCAGTTTGAGTGCGTCTTCTTTGCTCATGCTTGCTTCTCCTTGCATTTGTGTTTCAACATGGGAATGCGCAGCACTGTGAGCATCCAGCCAAGGTAGCCAACATTCTCTCCACAGCGGGTGCAGATGTGGCGCACTTTGTATTCGGGTTTCATAAACAGCTCCTCAATGTCAACAGGCCAAGCATCACAGTGATGAAGGTCACTGCGGCCCAAGTTACTTGTTTGTTCATGCTTCCCTCGCTTTCAGCATGGCGTCTTGCGCACGGATAAGCGCGAACAGTTCCTGAGTTCTTGAATCGTTTTGCCATTCAAGCGTTGTCATCTTGCTTGGTGCAGCGCGATATACGGGATACGGGCGATCCACGCTTGGGCGTTCAGTCATGCGTCGCGCATCAATATCGTCCCATGAATAACCGCCAACAAAGCCAAGCGGTGCGGGATCGGCACGGTGAAACTTTAAAAATAGTTCGTAGTCCGCTTGTATGCGTTCGACTTTTTTTGGGTCCACGGGAACCGCTGGCCCGCCTGTGTTTGTGTTGCTCATTTGATGATCCTCATGAACGCGCCGCATCTGGCGCACTTGTAAATGGGTTGGCCTATGACGGCCTCCCAACGATGCTGGCATTGGGTCAT